GACGGGTCCACCACCCGGGCGGGAGTAATGATAAGCGTATGAGAGAGGGTGAAGGCCCTGGCCACGATGCCCTGATCGATGGTGTCGCCGCGGGCCAGGCGGGAGGTCTCCACCACGTGCACGGCCTCCCACATGCCCGCCTCCACCTCCAGCAGCAGCCGACGCATAACGGGCCGGTCCGCGATAGTGTCCCCAGAGACAACCTCCCGGTAGACCGCCGTGATCGTGCGGCCCAGGCGCTGGGCGTTCCGGCGCAGCTCCGCCTCATGCCGGGCGAGAACATCTATATCCGAGCGGGATTCGATCTCCAGATCCGCCCGGCTCTTGCGGAGGTATAGTAGATCAGCCATGGGTAGGTCCTTTCTGAAAAAAACAATTGACAAAGAAAAAATAGTATGCGTATAATGTTTTAGAAAAAAATATAATATAAACAGAAAAAGGAGGCGATAAATATGTCCGCAGTTGCAAGGGACTATGCTTTCATGGTTACGCAAGGAAAAGAAAAAAAGGAAGTTCCAACCATAAGCAAAGAGCGGATAGAACAGGCCAAAAAGAATGTCGCTTCTTTGATGGCGAAAAAGAATGGAACTAAGGCTTGAAGTTTTTTCCGCAGAATTCGCAGGGTTGGCTTGGGGTTTTCAAGTCAACCCTGTTTCTTGTGGAAACAATGGGCATTATGAAGAATATATAAGGCTGGTTGCCGCTTCAGATCGTCTGCACGGATATGGGACGACCCATGCCATTATTGGAAACGAAAACGGAGCGGACATACTTCTCGGCTTTATTACGCTTAGAGCATCATCCTACATAATACTGCAGGAGGGGATTGCGAGAGGAAATGCAGCTCTCGAAATCGTGGAACTGGCCATTGATAGGCGATATGAAAGGATTGGTATCGGGTCTAAACTGGTTGATTTTGCGGTTGCCATGGCAGATAGTTTGAATGAACACTTCATGGGTGTAAAGTATATTGTACTATGCGCTGACGAACTCGCGGTGCCCTTCTACGAAAGCTATGGTTTTTCCAAGGTTTCAGATTATGGTGATATCCCACGGAATGGAGCTAACGATGGCTGCGTGCCAATGGTGCTCCGAATAAAAGATTAAAACTGAATCAGCCTTTCACACACCGTCCCGGGAGACCGGGGCGGCGTTTTTTTATTTCGAATGCCAGCGGTATGCGCGGCGGAAACCGGCATCGCATGGATTACTTTTCATCGAGCTGTCTGTTATAGTCTTTTGCAAAAGATAGATAATCATCAATTGTTTCGATATAGTGGTGAGGTATGTTAGGGTTTGGAATGCGACAATCCGCAATCCAAGTATTCAGCTCTGAGCGACTTCGTGGAGCGATCGGAGCGCAGGCCAGTTTATACCGCCTTGCATAAGAAAGCAGATCGGCAATACCGCGAATTGGCTTACCATCCTTATCTGGGTCAGGGACTGGAGCATCTCGCATTTGCTCGTTGATTTCGTCTATTTCGCGTAGCCATGATTCGCTGTTTTTAAGTGCTGATTCTTCGATGTCTATGTGCTTCCATGCATACGAATGTAATTCATCAAGACTTTCAATGGAGTCACCATAGAAATCCGGGTGCGGAATACCTGTTTCATGAAGGGCTTCATCGAGTTCTTGATCACAGCTATCGTTTTTTTGCTGTGAAATTATTTTGTCCTGTTCAGCTAAATGGTGTGCCATAGCCAGTTGCAGAGAAAAACAAGAAACTATATAGCGAAAGAAATAATTGCTGACTGCATTTGCCACACTTGGATAGGCAGTAGAAAAGACGGGGCTTTTTTCTTTTTTATCAAGCGCTTCCTTGAAAACCTTATATATCCCTTTCATTTGAGACACGATTTGCTCGACAACAGTTTTGTGACTGACCTTTGTGTAGGCACTAAATAGTAATGCCTCAACTTGAAGCAGTAGATTAAAAAGCCTGGTTAGCTCTGAATCGTCAGATTCCTCGCACCAACAGAACTCGTAATCCGGTAGTTTGATATAGCATTGAGTCGAGCGAAGGACGGATGATCCAACTTCCGTTATGCTGATCTGATTTGAGCGAAGGCTATCAGCCATATTAATTATTGCCACGGCATATAAGCGTTCCTCCAGCGGAAGGGACGCCCCATAATTTGATACTCTGAGAATTGTGTACTGTGTTGCAAAGGTCTGAGCGATAATATTAAAATTTCCTCCTGCGCTTATCCATTTTTTTGTTTTATCAAAAAGTCCCATGGTGAGCGCCTCCCTTTTTTGTCGCACGAAGCTGACGAAGTGGGTATCCTTTCCGAGAATCCAGACTTTATTGAATCAGAGCCCTTCCAAAATGTACCACCGCACAATTCCTCCATATCGATTGAAATATATCGAAAGTAAAGATATTATATAGAAGAAATACAGAAAGGAGGTTGGAACAATGGATATAGCTTTAGAACTCTTCCGCAGGCTCATACAAGAACAAAAGACTACTTATCTTGCAGGTCTACGAGAGCGCGTAGCCTCTCCAACTCCAGACGCTGATCCAGCGGCGAAAGCATCGAGAAAAGACGCTGGAACTCTTCCTCTTCGCTACTCCCCGGAGCGGGCACAACCGGAGGATCCATACGATCCGACTTCCCGATAAGCCAAACAGGATCGACACGGAGAGCACGGGCGATGCTCTCAATTACCGGAAGCTTCGGATTCTCATATTCATCCTTCTCATACCGAAGGATAGTGGATTTGTGAACGCCGACAGAGACAGCAATCTCATCAAGCGTAAGACCCCTGAGCTTGCGAGCGTATGCGATTCTTTCACCGAGAGATAGATTATTCATGTTATAAACTCCTTTACAGCGTCAATATAACACAAACAGTAGCGGAGCGCAACGCAATTATAGAAAAAAGTTGCGTTCCGCTATTGACAATTCCGGACAAGCGTGGTAATGTCTAAACAGAGGTTGCGTAGAGCAACTAAGGGAGGTGAGTTTAATGGTCAACACTCAGATGCTCCTTGAGCGGATGAGAGAAAAGGGGATCTCTCAGGAAAAACTTGCAAATATGTGCAGCGTAAAACGACCCACTATGAATCAGAAGCTTCACAACGTGCGGCCAATTTCGCTGAATGAAGCGCAGATTATTCAGGAAGCTTTGCAGATTCCGCAGGACGAGTTTGGCGCTTATTTTTTTACCGCATAGTTGCGTAGAGCAATTTTACAATCCGGGCAGGAGGGGAGACCATTTGATGAGATCCATATTTACGCAGGAAGAGCTGGCCGCCATGCGCGCCGCGGACGCGGAGATCGAGGCAAGCTTCCGGCTCTCCCCGGAGGAGCGCCTTGCGAGCGTCTGCCTGGAGGCCAACGGCACGGGAAACAAGTACTTTTTCCTTATGGATCCCCGGAATCAGGAGCTGGCGTGGTCGCTGCTGCATCTTCTGCCGGGAGCCCTGAAACTTCTGGCTTGGACTCGCCCTTTAATTTCATTACGACACGAGGCCTGGAGAGCTCGGCGTGTTCTTCTTCGTAGTAAAAGGACAGGGAGCGTTTAATCGCACTGTAGGAGAGATCAGAAACCAGGAGAAACGAGCCGGGGAATACCGGAGTAGCGACGACGGGAAGATCATCATAGGCAAAAATGTCCACCACTTCTTCCAGTGTGACGGGATCCCTGAAGTGCAGGTAGTACAGATTCATAAGCGGCTGTTTGGGCTTTTTCATTCGGAACGCCTCCTTTTTGTCAGCATAGCAAACGGGGGAGGCGCGTGTCAAGGAGGTACATACCATGCGAGGGATATGCGAGCTGTGCGGGAACTGGGAAGATCTGGAGGAACACCACGTTTTCCCCGGGCCGCTGCGGAAGATCAGCACGAAATACAACGCCAAGGCATACCTGTGTGTCTGGTGCCATCAGGTGGATCCGGACAGCGTGCATCGCTGTCGGGCCACTGCGGAGGCGCTGAAGGCCAAGACGCAGCGGCGGGTGATGCAGGAGCAAAAATGGAGTCTGGAAGACTGGCTGGCCGCGTTTGGTAAGAGCTATCTGGACGAGGAGGAGCTGGCGGAGCTGGGCGCGGCGCCGGAGAACAACATCGGGGCGTTCCGGGTGATGGAGGACGCGCCGCTGTTCTGCTGATAGGTCAAGCCATTGCCGGAATATGAATGCAAGGGGGTGATGCCAGGTGAAAAAGCCCATGCCGGAAGGCAAAATCGTGGCGGAGTACAAACTGAACAGCTGCACGGTGCGGATCTCTGACGCGGCCTATGCCGGCGTGAGCGAGGCGGAGCTCCGACGCAGAAGGGCGGAGGCAAACCGTATCGCCTGGGAGATCGCCGTCCGGCACGAAATGAGGGAAACTGATGGCACGTAAGAAGAAAGAGACTGCCCGGAAGGTCATGGGCATCTACCCGGTGGAGCGGTGCCGGATCTGTGGGGCGGAGATCTTCTGGATGAAGTGCGAGGGGAAGCGGCTGCCCATGGACGTGGAGCCGGTGCCCTGGGTGGAGCCGATACCCGGCTGCCCGGTGGGAACGGTGTACGGTTTGAGCGGCTTCAGCTATCCGGCGGTGATCGGGGAGGACATCCCGGACACCGTCGAGAACGTGCACTGGAATAACGTGCGGCACGAGTGCCGGGGGAAGCAGGCGGCCGGGGACGAGTATGTACAGGAGGAGCTGCCATGGGAATGAACGTGGGAGATCAGGTGAAGGTCCGGCTGGATTACGGGATGCAGGGCAGCATCAACAATCCCGTGGAGACGGGGCGGGTGATCTACATCCACCCGGAGGGACGGTACTACACGGCGGAATTCCGATTTGAGAAGGGGACGTTCCGGGAATCATTCCCGATCCAGGACCCGGCGCGGATCGCGCCGCAGCCGGTGCACCCGGGAGTTCCGGGGTACAAGCCCGGGCCGCATCTGGGCGGCTACAAAAAGCACATGGGAGGGCATCACAATGTTTGAAAAGACCATGGGGACGCTGGCGGTGGCGTGGTACACGCGGTCCGAGCTCCGGGAGCGGGCCGCTGGTTATATCAAAGAGCGCGCTGCGGCGGTGAAGAACAATGCCAGGATGATAAAGCCGGTGGTGCTGATGTTCCTGCTGATCGCGCTGTTCTGCGTGGTGACGGCGCGGGTGAAGCTGGACAACGAGCGGATCCGGGAGGCGCAGGAGGCCGCGGCTGCGGAGGAGATGCGGCTGGATCAGGAGCGGCAGGCCGCCATCCGGGCCTCCACGCTGGCGGCGCGGGAGCAGGAGAAGGCCGCGGCGGCGGAGCAGCACCGGGCCGAGTGCGAGGCCGTGGCGCGGGTGCTCTACGGCACCGCAGTGCACCATAGCGAGGACGCCCAGCGGGCCGTCGTGTGGTGCATCCTGAACAGAGTGGAGAGCAGCCTCTACCCGGATACCATCCAGGCGGTCTGCGAGCAGCCGAGCCAGTGGATGGGGTACTCTCCCGATAATCCGGTGATCTCCGGGCTGTTCGAGGTCGCCGATGAGGTGATCACCGCCTGGAGGAGCGGGGAGTACCGGCCCATGAGCCCAGACTACCTGTTTCTGAGCTGGACAAGCAGCGAGATCGTGCTGCGGACCAGTTTCAACGAGACGGCCAGGACCCACTACTGGAGGGCGGGATAGATGGCCATAAAGAACTACACCACGGACGTCCCCGTCAACAAGACCATCAGTGAGATCCATCTGATGCTGGCAGATCACGGGGCAAAGCGCATCTTGTTCGACTACGGCGCGGATAGCCGGGTGACGGCGATCAGTTTCGTCATTGATACTCCGGCCGGGGAGCAGGGAGTGCGGCTCCCTTCAAATGCGGAGCGGGTTCGGGAGGTGCTGCGGCAGCAGAGGAACAATCCGAAATGCCGAAACCGGTCGCAGATCAACGACAGCCAGGAGCAGGCCGAGCGGGTCGCGTGGCGGATCGTGAAAGACTGGCTGGCAGCCCAGCTGGCCATCCTGGAGACGGAAATGGTGACCGTACAGCAGGTGTTCCTGCCATACTTTCTGGACAGGCAGGGAAGGACGCTCTATGAGGTGTACAGTGCCGGCGCTCTGATGCTGGAGGGGGACATATGAAAAATGCCGTTGACCCGCCACAGGAGGAGAAAAAAAGGATGGATAAACGCCGAACAATTGACCTTGATGGCAAGTGCGGCACTTGCCGACACTTCACACTTGAGCCGGGAAAAGAATGTTGTGGATTTTGTTCCGGGCGAATGAAGCACAAAGGAAGAATTGACCGTTCTCGCCACTGCGCAGGATATGAAGTCGCGCCAATCATCGCCTCGGAAAAGGAGAAGAAAACAGTAGCCGCATACATATTCGGCGAGGTGAGCTGATGGGATGGACGGCTGTTCTGGTCTCCATCCGCCCGGAGTGGGTCCGGCTGATCGCGGATGGAAAGAAAACCATTGAGGTAAGGAAGAGTTACCCGAAGCTCCATCCTCCGTTCAAGTGCTATATCTACTGCACGAAGACCGATGAGCCGTTCATGCTGACCGTGGAGCGCGACGGCATGTCCCGGACAAGCGTCGCCACTTCCGGCGGCGCTGTGGTGGGGGAGTTCGACTGCGACGGGATCTGTGCTGTGCTGGGCCATCCGGCGGTGTTCGCAGGACACCCGGTATATTACAGCCGCGCCATACAGGACGCCTGCATGACGGAGAAGCAGGTGGACGAATATGCACAGGGAAAAAATCTGTGCGGATGGCATATCGACAGTTTGAAGATCTATCCGACGCCGCGGCCTCTCAATGATTTCCACCAAGTCAACCGGGAATGCCTGCTGCATGGGGCGGACGGAATCCCGTTTTGTGAGAAGGGCGCTGTCTGTGATATGTGCGCCGTGGAGCGTCCGCCCCAGAGCTGGTGCTATGTGTGGGAGGTGAGGTAGACAATGGAACTTAAGCCTTGCCCGTTTTGCGGAAATACCAGATTGTTTGTTAACTGGAACACAGACGGCGAAGGAGATATTACTTGCGTTTGTGGCGCAAAGATGACGGCCAGAACCGTAAGGGAACACTACGAACAGGTTGCTGGCGATCTGTACCGAAAAATTCCCAGCGTCAGCGGGAAAGATGCGGTGCGAGAAAAGTGGAACAGGAGGGCTGACAATGGCTGACGAATACATCAGCAGAGAAGCGGCAAAGAAAGAATATTGTGCTCTGTGCATGGAAGGTCATGTGTGTTTCAGAAGCACAGACTATTGCACGGCGATGAAACTGCTTAACGCTATTCCCGCCGCTGATGTTGCTCCTGTGCGGCGCGGGAAGTGGGTGAAGGCGCGGGGAAGCTGGTTTACTCCGGGTGGCGACCCTGTTTGGGAGTGCTCAGAATGCGGCAAAGGTCGTCACGTTTACGGCATAGAGCATGGAACGTATGGCGCGGATGTTGCAGATAGCCAGTGGGTGTCGTGCCCCAACTGCGGGGCCAAGATGGATGGAGGAGAAACATGAGTATACTATGGTACTTTCTCACCTTTGCCGCGGGCTGCTGCTGTGGTGTGGTGCTGACCGCGCTCATGGTAGCATCTGGGGGTGATCGGTAATGGGCCGGTCATGTGAAGTGTTCCTTATCTCTCCTGACGGGAAACGGTACACAACAAAGGAGGCGGCGCCGCTGCTGGGCAAGAGTGTGAACGCGGTGCGGAGCGGCTGCGTCTGGCCAAGAACAAACTATATGGGCTGGGAAGTGGTGCGCCGGCCGGCGGCGGTCAGCTGCTATATGCGGGAGGACGCCAACCGGAAGAAAGGCCCGGGCTATGCCGGGATCACGCTGCGGGAGCTCTACGAGCAATACCTGTGGTGCCGGGAATCGCCGCAGATGCTGACGATCCTGGCCGATTTCGCGGGAACGGCGGACGTGACGCCCATGATCCGGGTGTTTGAGAGGTGGAGATGTGAAGCAATCAGGAATGATGAAGAACGTGCTGGCCGCGTATAAGAACGGCTACATGGACGGCATGGACTTCTCGCTGATCGTACTGATGGAGAAGCACCGTTGGACGCGGGAGCGGGTGCTGGCCTTCTACCGGGAGATGGCGGAGCTCCACGACGAATTCGGGAAAGTCTACAGCGAGGACACAAAGGACAAGGAATACGCCCAGACGGTTCTGGACCGGAAACTGGAGGCGCTGGCGGGGGATCTGTTCGTCCCCTGGGAAGAGAGGTATGAGTGATGGGTTTTACCGATAAGGCCATAGAGAAGCTGGACAACGAGTTCAACAAGGGCAGCTTCGGCGTCAGGGCGGCCGCCATGAAGGCGGCGGTGCGGGAGACGCTGAAGGACTTCTGCCGGCAGGACGAGGAGTTCGCCCAGGCAGTGGTGCAGGGCGGGAGCTTCGACAAGTGCATGGAGGCCGTGGCCAAGGGCGTGGGCAGCAGCATCAGCGACCTGGAAGCCTACCGGCGGGCCGTGCAGTTTTATTTCCCGGGGGCGGAGATCCGCATGAGCATGAGCATCGACCTGATCGGCGCCGCAGCGGACACGGCGGAGGAGCCGCGGGGCATGGTGCTGGATCTGACGGACTTCCTGTGAGGTGCGGCCGTGAATCCGAAATGCAATCTGCCCGAGGAGGAGCGGGCGGCGGCGCTGGGCCGCTTCCGGGGAGCGCTGACGCCGGAGGAGGAGGCGACGATCCGGGGGATGTTCCCGCAGTATCTGTTCTTCCGGAACGAGTACACGGACGACGGCTGGCACGTGAGCGACGGCCCCGTGAGGCTGTGCACCTGCACCAGCTGCGGGGAGACCTTCGAGGCGGTGCGGGGCAACTACCCGCGAGGCAAACTCCACAATGAGGAGTGCGACTGCCCGAGCTGCGGGAAGCGGGTGACGGGCAAGGCGGTGTACAAGTTCCGTTATGAGATGAACAGCCTGCAGAGCTGGATCAAGACGGCGGTGGCCTACGCCGGGGAGGACGGGGCGCTGCTGATCGAGGCGGGGAACGCCCGCCGGCGCTTCAGCTGGGACGCGCTGGAAGGCGTCATAGACTGGTACCCGGAAAAGCGCTACTGGTTCGGGCGGGGGAAGGTGCAGATGTGGGAGAACGCCATGAGCTGGGCGTGCGGCCGGGAGGAATGGGAGAGACGCTGGGCGCCGTGCCAGAGGGTGAAGGATCCCTTCGCGCCGCAGGTGATGAACTGGGGGGACTATTACGGCGACTACAACGTGATCGGCCTGCAGGAGGCGCTGGAGGCGTCGGATCTGCGGTACTGCCAGATCATGGACTTCTACGAGTACGAGTACGCCGCGTCGCTCCGGGACCTGGACACGGCCCGGTGGATCGTGAAGTATCTGGCCTGGGCCACGCTGCACCCGCAGGTGGAGATGGCCGTGAAGTTCGGGCTGAGCGATGCGGTGCGGGAGCTGACCGAGCGGGGGAAGGAAAACCGGCGGCTGCTGGACTGGAGAGCCGCCACGCCGGCGGGATTCATGCGCTGCAGCAAAGCGGACGCGAGACTCTTCCGCAATTCCGGGATGGGATTCAGCGATCTGCGGGTGTGGAAGGAGACGGACGTTTACAGCGGTATGACGCTGGGGCGGCTGATCTCCCTGAACGATCAGGCCGGCGGGACGGACAATCTGCGGCGGATCAGACTGTGCGCCGACACAGCGGGGGCGAGCCTGGAAAAAGGGGTGCGGTATGTACGGAGCCAGATGCCCCAGTGCGCCTGGAACGCGCCGCCCCTGTCCTATATCATCCGGCACTGGGAGGACTATCTGTGGATGGCCGGGGAGCTGGGCTACGACCTGACGGAGCCGACGGTGGCCATGCCGAAGGATCTGAAGGAGCGGCACGACGCCGCGGCGCAGCTCCTGAAGTACAAGAATGACACGGAGGAGCAGAGACAGTACGCGCGCCGCCGGAGACGCCTGGAAAAGCAGTTCGCTTTTGCCCTGGACGGGCTGCGGATCATCGTGCCGGCCAGCTCACAGGAGATCGTACAGGAGGGGCAGACGCTGCACCACTGCGTGGGCGGGTATGCGGCGAGGCATATCAGCGGCAGTACCACGATCCTCTTCCTGCGGCACGAGCGGAGGCCGGAGCGGAGCTACATGACCATAGAGCTGACGGAGAGAAAGGGCAGGGTCGAGATCGCGCAGATCCACGGGTACAAAAACGAGGGCTATACCATGGGCAAGCGCGGCCGGGATCCCCGGGAGCGGTTCGCCTGGTTCCTGAACGTCTGGCTGGACTGGGTGAACGACGGGAGCCGGAGAGACAGAAACGGACGGCCCGTGCTGACCGATAAGGAGGTAAAGACGGCATGAACGAGATCGCAGCGGTAAACACGGAGATCCGGGAGCTGTCGCCGGAGCAGCTGGGCGGGGAGATCCGCCTGCTGACGGCGCAGGCCCGGCGGATGGCGCTGAGCTACGGCATCCAGATCGGCTACCGGCTGAAGCTGGCTCACGACAAAGTGGGCCCCCACGGCTGGGCGGAATGGCTGGCACGGGAGACGGAATTCTCCGCGGCGGCCGCGTCGAGATTCGAGAAGCTGTACGAGGGCTACGGCGAGGAGCAGGGCAGCCTTCTGGGCGTGGGGAATAAATTTCCAACGTTGGAAAAAATCAGCATTTCCAACGCTTTGCGACTTCTCGCCGTGCCGGAGGAGGAGCGGGAAGAGGTGGCCGTGGAGCTGGACGCGGAGCATCTTTCCACAAGGGAACTGGAGAAGGCGCTGGCCGAGAGAGACGAGGCGCTGCGGACGGCGGAGGATCTGAGGCAGAAGCTGACGCGGGCCGTGGAGACCGCCGACGAGCTGACGGAGGACGCCGAGCAGCTGGAGAAGGAGCGGGACGAGGCAAAGCGCCGGATCAAAGAACTGGAGAGCCGCCCGGTGGAGGTGGCCGTGGAGCGGGACGAGGCGGCCATACAGGAGGCCGCGGAAGCCGCGAAGAAGGCGGCGGAGGACGCGGCCAGGGCCGAGCTGGACAAGCTCCGGGAGAAGCTGGAAAAGGCGCAGGCCGACGAGAAGAAGGCCCGGGAAGAGCTTGACAGGGCAAAGGAGCAGAGCGGCAGCGAAGCGGCGGCAGAAAAGGCGGCGGCGGAGAAGGCGCGGGCCGAGACGGAGGAGCTCCGGAGGAAACTGACCGCCGCGGAAAGCGGAGCCGGGGAGGCGGCCATCTACTGCAAGGCCGCCCAGGAGAACATGCTGGCCGCTGTGGAGAAGGTCCGGGCCATGCACGAGACGCACCCGGAGACGGCTGAAAAGCTGCTGGCCGGGCTGGAGAGGATCCTGCAGGGGCTCGGGCAGAGAGTGGCCCAGGTGAAGGAGGGGTGGACGTGAGCCGTCTTGCCGAAGTCCGGGGCATGAGCGCGGAGGAGCTGGCGGCGCTGTGCGCGTCACCGTGCCCGCCGGATCAGGCGTGCGGGCGGAACATCGTGGCGCCTGTGCCGGAGTGCGAGGCGTGCTGGCTGCGGTGGCTGGAGAGCGAAACTGCAAAGGAGGGAATGACGTGAGAGTTGGGAAGATCACGGTGGATCTGCGGAAGAAGGAAGCGCTGAGCGTGGAATGGTGGCCGGTGGCGCGGCAGAACGCCAAGTGCATCACGATCTGGAAGCCGGTGAAGCTGAGACGGCAGAAGAAGATCGAGCCGAACGAGGTGAGGCTGCAGCGGTCGCGGCTGTGGACCGTCCGGGTGGCGAAGAACGCGCTGAGCGCCACGGTATTCGTGACCGCCGAGGACGGCAGGGAGGACGCCGCGCTGCATCTGGCCCTGCAGGGGCTCATAGAGGAGCTGAATACCAGCCTGGGGGAAATGATCTTCCGGCTGGAGACGGTCGTGAAGGAGGGCAGAAATGGAGATTGAAAAGCTGCCCTTTGCGGAATTCCTGGAGGGCACCATCTCACTGCTGGCCCGGAGCAGGCCGGAGACGATCGTATTCGCGGCCAGGCGGCCGGACGGCGCGGTGCTGACCGGAAAGTGGCAGGCGGACGCCATGGATCAGGCGGAGTGCGCCATGCAGCTGTTCTGCGAGGCCATGCTGGACATGGTGGTGAACAATATCGAGCTGATCCGGGACGCCCTGGACGATCTGGAGGAGGACGAAGATGGTTGATATGAAGAGCCTGAAGCGGGCGGTGACCGGCGCCGCAAAGGGGAGCGGCTACACGCTGATCGTGGCCGGAGAAATATGGTATTTCGTGGCCCACGACTGGATGGCCATCACGGAGCTGGAGACGCTGAAAGCGGACGGGCGGGACGTGATGGGCATGGTGGTGGAGCAGATGGGCGAGCTGCCGATGGCAGGCGCCTGGCATATCTGCAAGGTAAAGGACGGCTACGACGTCCAGGACGAGATGCAGGATGTTGCCATGGACGCAGTGGCGGCCTTTGTGGGCGATGTGTCTGGAGAAATCAGACGCACGCTGTTGAATTATGGGCGCTATGGCCTATGGCAGGACCGGGAGGGGAAGATCTACGGCGCGGACGGCGGCGCTCCCCGGTGGACGGACAAGGCACTCTATCAGATCAACGAGAAGCAGTGCCTGCAAGTGAACAGCTGCGGAGATGCGCTGTACAAACGCCTGGGCCGCTTCGGCGAGTGGACGAGCGAGCAGTTCCAGGGAGACTGGGAGCATCTGGAGAGCCGGATGTGGGTGGACTGGGAGGCGGAAACATGACCGTTTACCTCTCCGGGCCCATCACGGGAAAGCCGGATTACAGGGAAGCCTTTGAGAAAGCGGCGGAGCTGGTGAGGAGCTTCGGGGACGAGCCGGTGAATCCCGCGGGGTTGGAGCCGACGCCGGGGAAGCCGGCCCACGAGTATCTTCTGGAAGATCTGCAGGCGCTCTCACGCTGCGGCGGGATCTACTTCCTGCCGGGGGCGAGGGACAGCCGGGGCAGCATGATCGAGCGGGCCTTCGCGGAGTACGCGAGGATCTGCGAGGTGCAATACGACAAAAGGAGGACGACATGAGCAATCTGACGAACCTGTGCGCGGAGCGAACGACCACAAGCAATCCGGTGCCGGAGCCCGTCGGCAGCGTGAGGGAGATCATCGGGGATACCTGGGACGCATTGGAAAAATCGGTGATGCTGCTGGAGGGTCTGGCGGAGCGGCTGATGGGCATGCGTCTGGCGCCGGCGCCGGACCGGCCGGAGGTGATCAATCTGCGGAACGCGGCACTCCGCTGCGCGGAGCTGGCGGACTACACCAGAGCGGCGCTGCGGGACCTGAGGGACACAACAGGAGCATAAGCACAAAAAAGCCCGCCCCGGGAGGGGCGGGCGAAGGTACGTATAGAGCTTTGCGCCGATACGTGCAGCTTTGCGGAAAAGATGCACGTATGAGCGGCAAAGACAAAGGAAGCGCCCACATATAAATACGCGTGCGCGCGTATCTCGCGGAACTCGATAAACGCAAGATTTAGGACCATCCCCCCGACAGGAGGAGAAAATGAACGCTGAGACCCGATGGTATATCAAGACCTTCCGCTGCCGGAACGGGGTGGAGGAGAAGATCAAGTACAGCATGACACCTCGGCCCAGGTGGAGCAGGCGGGACATGAAGCGCGCCGCCCGGCGGGAGGCCCGGAGGGCAGACGGGGCGGAGCACATTATGGCCCGGGGACTGAATCAGAACTTCGACGCCGGCCGGGATCTGCATCTTGTCCTGGAGCTCTCACCGGACGGAATGGAAAGAGTTGAGAAGCGCGCCGCCGGTCTGGGGCATGAGCGGGAAGAGGACGCGGTTCTGAAAGCACTGTCCGTGGAAGTGGTGAACTTCATCCGGCGGGTGCAGCGCAGGACAGGCGCGGCGGAGCTGCGGTATTACTTCGCCTGTTCTGACCGGGAAAAGGAACCAAAAACAGGGGAGCTCCGGCCCGCCCGTCCGCATGTGCATCTGGTGGTGAACGCGGAGGCCATGGAGGCCGTGCGGGAAAAGTGGGGGCTGGGTGCCGTGATGGAGAAGGAGCTTTACACGGTGAAGGGAGACTTCCACGCCCTGGCCGAGTACATACTGCAGCAGACCCGGCACGTGGACGGCATGAACCGCTACACGCCAAGCCGGAACCTGGCCAAAGCCCAAGAGAGCGAGCCGGTGCTGGTTACACGGGGTGGGGAGAGCCTGATGCGCTGCCCGCGGGGCTGCGTGGAGCTTTACCACAGCCTGTACCAGAGGGGAAAGAATCAGTACATGCGCTACTTGAGACCGTCAGAACAGCGAGGTGACGCCGGTGGCGGATAAATTCGTACGGCTGGAGATCCCGCGGACCGTGGAAGAGCAGATGATCATATACGCCACGCTGCGGCGGATCCGTTATGCGCCGGAGGACGCCCAGAGCGAGGCGCGCGCCCTGGTGGCAGACGTGGCGGGAGAGTGGGGCCGGGCGCTGTGGGCGTTCCTGACCACCCGGGCCAGCTATGAGCAGATCGTCCAGAAGTACCGGGTGCCGGAGAAGGTGCTGAACAGGATGCGGCGGGAGGTGTATATCCGGTGGCAGCTTTGAATTACGACGCGATGAGCCTGGAAGAGCTCTCCAGGCTGCTGAACGAGCGGCAGCGGCGCTTCGCCGAGGAGCTGGAGAAGGGCGGCACGGAGGCGGAGGCGTATGTCCGGGCAGGCTTCTCCGCCAGAGGGGCCGCGGCCAACGCGTCGCGGCTGATAAAAAATGACAGATTTTCCGCGTATCGGCGCGCGCGATCCATAGACCTATATGCCAAGCGGGGCATCTCACCGGAGTGGGTGGGGAACCGGTTGGTGGAGATCGCGGAGAGGTGCATGGACGGGACGCCGCATCTGAGCTGGGACAGCGACGCGCGCGCCTGGCTGCCCGACGGGACGTGGATGATCGACCACCGGGGCGCCATCGCCGCGCTGAAGGCCATCGGGGAGAGCATGGGCATGTTCAAACCGGAAACGGTGAAGAAGGGCGGGAACACGGTGGAGATCAACATCCTGACACCGCCGGGCGGAGAGGATCTGGCGGAATGAGCGCGGTCAATATCGACGTATCGACGGCGAACCCGAAGCAGGTGCGCTTTTTCAAGGCGCGGGAGCGGTACGTCGCCTACGGGGGAGCCCGGGGCGGCGGGAAGAGCTGGGCCGTGCGGATGAAGGCGGCCATGCTGGCGCTGCGGTACACGGGGATCCGGATCCTGATCGTGCGGCGGACGCTGCCGGAGCTGGAGGAGAACCATATCCGGCAGATGCAGGAGATCCTGCGGGGCTGCGCCGCATGGAGCGAACAGAAGAAGCAGCTGACAACGCTGAACGGGAGCGTGATCCGCTTCGGGTACTGCGACGCGGAGCGGGACGTGCTGCGCTATCAGGGACAGGAGTACGACTGCATCTTTCTGGACGAGGCCACGCAGCTCACGGAGTTCCAGTTCCAGACCTTCAAGGGCTGCCTGCGCGGCGTGAACGACTTCCCGAAGAGGATGTACGTCACCTGCAACCCGGGCGGCGTGGGCCACAGCTGGGTAAAGCGGCTGTTCGTGGACCGGGACTACCGGGCCGGAGAGCGGGCGGAGGAGCATGTCTTCATCCCCGCGGGCATCCAGGACAACCTGATACTGCAGGAGAAGGACCCGGAGTATATCCACGGGCTGGAGAGCCTGCCATACGCCCTGCGGGAGGCGTGGCTGTACGGCAACTGGGACGTGCTGGCCGGGCAGTTCTTCGGCGAGTGGCAGCGGGAGGTGCACGTGTGCGAGCCCTTCCCGGTGCCGGAGCACTGGCGGTGGTACGTGACCATGGACTACGGCATGGACATGCTGGCCGCCTACCTGATCGCGGTGGACGAGCAGGGCAGGGCCTACGTCTGCCGGGAGATCTACGAGGGCCGGGACCTGGGCGAGGGGCATGAGGGCGTGATCGTGAGCGACGCGGCTGCCATGCTGAAGGAGATGACGGCCGACGTGGAGGTGTATCAGTGGCTGGCGCCCTGGGACATGTTCACCGCCCGGACGGAGAGCGGACGGAGCGTGGCGGACATCTTCGCGGAGAGCGGGATCTATCTCACCAAGACCAGCAACGACCGGATCGCGGGCTGGGCGGCGGTACGGGAGCGGCTGAAGGTGACGGAGGACGAGACGGGTCTGCCGTCGGCGATGCTGCGGATCTTCCCGCGGTGCGTGAATCTGATCCGCACGCTGCCCCTGCTGCGCTACGACGAGAGGAAGCCCAGCGACTGCGCCCAGGATCCCCATGAGCTGACCCACGCGCCGGACGCGATCCGGGGCTTCTGCGTGTACTGGATCGAGCAGGGCACGGCGCCGGCGGAGGAACCGCGGCCGGATCCGCTGCGGGAGGTGATCAACCGGAGCAAGAGACGGGGAAAGAGAAGGTAAACGGACGGCGAGCCCAGCGGAGCGGGTCGCCGGACGAGAGGAGGAGCAGCGGAGCGAGCGAGACCTGCCGCCAGCGGTCACGGCGAGAGATACGGAGCTTGCGGCGACGACAGGTAAAAGTGCACATAGTTTTCGAGACCGGAGCGGGAGACCGCCCCGGTCTTTGCCTGTTTACTCTTTGTTATCAACAGGTATACGGTTTGTATACATGCACAAAAAAGTGGCCGTAACAAAAGGGTAAAGCTGCGGTAGGGTGTAGGCGTGAACAAATACGCGGCCCACGCGGAAAAAGGGAAAGGAGAAAACAGCATGGAGAACGAAACTCTGGAGAGCCTGGGCAGCCAGGAGAGCGCAGAGCAGGAGGGGGCCGTAGCCTCTCAGGAGAGCGGGGCGGAGACCGAAGAGCAGGAAGGCGGAAAAGAGCAGCGAGACGCCGGCGCTGCGGCTCAGGAGGAGGACGCGCGCAAGGGACAGAGCCGGGCGGAGAACGCGAGGATCGCCGCGGCACGGAGGGCCGGAGAGCAGGCCGGTTTCAACAAGGGCTATCGGCAGCGGCAGCAGGAGGACGACGAGCGGATCGCGCGGCAGGGGATCCCCCATCCGGACAGGCAGGGAGAGGTCATCCGCAGCGTGGACGATTACGAAGCCTACGGCAGAAGCTACCGGGCCAAGCGGGACAACAAGACCCCGGAACAGGTGGCGCAGGACGACGAGCTGCGGCGCTGGCACGACGAGAAGGCCGAGCAGCAGCAGAAGGAGCGCAGCGAGCAGGAGCGGCGGGAATTCATGCAGCAGGACATGGAGGACTTCCGGGCGCAGTACCCGGACGTGGATCTGGGGAAGCTGCTGAAGACGCCCACCTTCGCCAAGTTCTGCGGCAGCCGGCTGGGGAAGGAGAGTCTGGCGGGGCTCTATGAGGATTACGCCGAGCTGTACGGCGAGGTCCGGCAGAGCGCCCAGGCCAGCAGCAAGAGCAAGGCGGAGCGGGCCACGGGATCCGGCGGCGGCACGGGAGCCGCGGACGGGCTGACGAAACAGCAGCAGGCGGAGCTGGACGAGTGGAACCGGACGTATCCGCAGATGAAAATGACGGCCAAGGAATTCCTGGGCCGGTGAAAGGAGAAAGAGAATGAGACCTATTCAGAACGCGGGAGGGCATGTGGGCCTGACCGCGAGGGAGTATCCCATCGCATACAACACGGCCATCAAGGAGGGCCAGGTGGTCAAGCTGAGCGGCGGGCTGGTGATCAGCGCCGTGGCCAACGAGACCGGCGCCATCCTGGGCATCGCCGCGGAGCACCATCCCGGCACCGCCGACGTCCTGAACCCCAGGGCCGACGGCACCGTGATCCTGGTGTACGACAACCCGGAGCTGATCTTCGAGAGCCCGGCGCCCACCTTCGCGGCCAGCGGCGGCAGCGCCACTACCGTGACGGCATCCACCAGCGCTGTGGCCTGCACCACCGCGGACGCCTTCAACGGCGGCTACCTGGTATCCCCCAAGGGGAACAAGCGGGCCATCACGGACTTTGCCAACGCCAGCACCACCAACACCTTTACGGTGGACAGCGGCGAGACGGCGGCAGCGAGCGACGTGTACACCCTGTATCCGCCCATCGGATCCGCGGGCAACTGGCGGCTGGACAGCACCAACTTCAGCGAGCTCGTGCTGACGGGCTACGGCGCCACCACGCTGAAGGTGGTGGGCCACGACTTCAAGCGGGGCATGGTGCGGCTGATGGCGCACTTCCACGCGCTGGGCGTCCAGGAAACTGACGCGACCTGAGAGAGGAGGACGAGACAATGATTGGAACCAGTTGGAAAACCGATAACTACAAGTTCGTGGGCAAGGCCTTCGACACGGCCTATGCCAACCGCATGAACAAGCTCTCCCCGGTGATCGGGGAGGTGAACGCCAAGAGCGCGGACTATGAGCTGACCGGCACCGGCGGCTACGGCGAGATGCCCCTGTACGTGGGGCGGACCCTGAACGAGGGCCAGCAGCGCCGGGCGTTCAAGACCATCATCACCCCGGACGAGTTCACGCTGAGCATCGGCGTGGATTACAAGCAGGCCAAGATCGACAAGCTGGGCGAGACCCGGAAGGTGGGCCAGCGGCTGGGCGACAGCGCCAGCATGACGGTGTATCTGCACGTGCTGCGGATGTTCGCCAACGCCTTCAACAGCAGCTGCCTGGGCGGCGACGGGCAGCCCTGGGCCAGCGCCAGCCATCCGGTGGCCTCCAAGGCCAGCAGCGGCCGCACCTTTGTGGCGGATCCGGACGCCGGCACCTACAGCAACACCGGCACCAGCGCCTTCAGCGTGGCGGCCATCACCGCGGCACAGGCCAGGGCCAACCGCTTTGTCACGCCGGACGGCCTGCCGTTCCTGTGCGAATATGACACGGTGCTGGTGAGCCCGGAGCTGGAGGAGAAGGCCAAGCGGTTCTTCGGCGAGAACGCCAAACTGCTCCCGGAGAGCGCCAATAATGACGCGAATCCCGTGGAGGGCATGCGCTACATCGTGATGGGCGGCGGCAGCGACGGCTTCACCGAGAAGCAGTGGGCCATCTGCGACCGCAGGCTCATGAAGGAGACCGTGATCGTGGCGTACAACACCCGTCCCACCGTGTTCAACACCGAGCTGGACAATCCCCTGGTGGATATGTTCACCGGCTACGTTGACTTCGGCGTGGGCTGGGGCGACGCCCGGCAGATCATCTTCTTCGATCCGTCTTAACGAAACGGACGGGGCAGGTCCTTCGGGGCCTGCCCCACAGCCGCATCATCCACCGCGGGCGGTGAGACGCAACAGCGCCCCCCATTCTTTCTTGCGAAGAAAGAATGCGCCGCGCCCGGTGGAAGAAAGAAGGGCGGGGGGCTCTAAGAAGCCGCCCCCCGCACCCCCCGGCGGTGACTTCCACGTCTGCCGGGGAAACGTTGCGGATCATCCATGCATGGGATACGGAGCAGGAACCTTCCGACGCAGGAATGCCTTTTCTGCTCTTTGACCGGTCAAGCGGCCGTTTCTCTCTTTTCGCGCAAAAGAGAGAAATGGGGGCTTGAAGGAAGTCTCCGGCGTCTGCGCCGGGAAAGAGGAGACGACGATATGTCTTTGAAAATCGAAAAGGTGGAAGCGCTGACGGTGGGGACCACGGCACAGGACGTGAGCGTGGGGTACCGGAGCTTCCTGATCGCGAACAACAGCTCCAACAGCGTGTACTTCAAGGAGAAGGCAGGCGCGGCGTGCACCAGCGGCAACGGCTTTCTGGTGCCCAAGGCGACGGTGCTGCAGCATGTGTTCACGGCGGACGTGCTGAGCGTGATCGCCAGCGGCGCCAGCAGCGACGTGAGAATACTTTTTGTAGATCCCGTATGCTGACGGGACAAGGGGCGGGTCCCGAGGGCCTGCCCCCGAGGCATATTTAGACTGACCGCCCGCGGGCGGTCAACGGGGAATCCGGCCCCCCATTCTTTCTATTTTCTTCAGAAGAAAAAGAAAGAACGGGCCGCCGGGGCGGTCCAAGAAGAGAAAAAGAACGACCGGGGGAGGACCCCCGCGCCCCCCTCAGACGGGGGAACAAGGAGAGAGACGATGGGCAGAAAGGCCGGGGTGACGATCAGCACCACGAGCTACGATAAATTCCGGGGGGCGGACTTCACCACGGACCCGTCGCTGGTGGAGAAGTACCGGAGCCCCCTGTGCACCAACATCATCGCGGACGAGGGCGGGATGCCCGAGAAGCGGCCGGGATGGCGGGTGCTGCAGGATATGGAGGATCCCGTCAACGGACTGCACCGGGGCACGTTCAACGGCGCGGAGGTGCTGCTGGTCCACGCGGGGACGAAGCTCTATACATGGACGGAGGACCCGGACACGCCGCCGGTACAGATCCTGACGGGCATGGCCAACGCCCGGAGCCGGAGCGTGTTTCTCTCCGGAAAGCTCTGGATCATCGACGGGGCGAGCCTGATCAGCTTTGACGGGAGCACGGCGGAGCGGGTGGACGGGACGAACAGCTACGTGCCCACGATCCTGATCAGCCGGGCGCCTGCGGGCGGCGGCACGCCCTATGAGGACGTGAACCTGCTCTCACCATGGAGAACGGAGAGCTTCCTGGCCGACGGCACGAGCACGGTGTATCACCTCTCCGGGACCGTCGACGCCGGCACGGATCCCACGGTGACGGTGAACGGCACGGTGCTGAGCACCGGCTACAGCTTCGACCGGGCGGCGGGGACGGTGACCTTCTCCACGGCGCCGGCGGCGCCGCTGGCCGGGAGTGCGGACAACGTGCAGATCCAGTACAGCCACACGGTGAGTGGGTATGCGGACATGATCGGGAAGTGCACCATCCTCACCTCCTACGGCATCAGCGGGGACGACCGGCTGGTGCTGAGCGGGAATCCGGACTGGCCGAACCGGGACTGGATCAGCGCGTACAACGAGCCCACCTACTTCCCGGATCTGGGCTACAGCGTGCTGGGGAGCGAGGACACGGCCATCGCGGGCTACTGCCGGGTGGGGCAGTATCAGGCCATTGTGAAGAGCGACAACGGCCAGGAGAGCACCATCTACCTCCGGAGCGGGTACTTGAACGAGGAGGGGGAGGCGGTGTTCACCACCCAGGCGGCCATGGCCGGCGTGGGTGCGGTCTCTCCCGGGAGCTTCGCGGCGCTGCTGGACGATCCGCTGTTCCTCTCCGGCACCGGGATCCACGCCATCAGCGTGAGCAACATGACCGGCAGCCGGGTGACGCAGAACCGGAGCTACTTCCTGAACCCGCGGCTGCAGAAGGAGACGCTGGGGAGCGCGGAGGCGGTGAGCTGGAACGGGCTGTACCTCCTGAGCATCGGGAACGGGCACGTCTACGTGCTGGACGGACGGCAGGAGAAGAGCTACCGGAGCGCGGCCATGAGCGATTTCGTATACGAGGCGTATTACTGGGAGAACATCCCGGCGGCGTGCTGGCTGAAGCGGGAGACGGCCCAGGGAGAGGAGCTGTACTTCGGCACCGCGGATGGGAAGATCTGCAAGATCAACAGCGACGTCGCGGGAATGAACCGATACGCCGACAACAGCACGGACGAGGAGCACGCCGTACCCATCAGCGCGGTGTGGGCGACGAAGTACGACGACGATGGGACGCCCAGCTATTTCAAGACGCTGCTGAAAAAGGGCTGCTGCGTGACCATCAAGCCCTACGCCAGGAGCAGCGCCACGGTGTATTTCCGGACGGACAAGACGGCGGGGACGGAACAGGAGATCGCCTCGGATCTGATGGACATCTTCTCCTGGGACTACATCGACTTTGAGCGTTTCAGCTTCAATACGGACGACAGCCCGCAGGAGATCTACTTCGCCAAGAAGGTGAAGAACTACAAGCGGCTGCAGATCGTGATACGGAACGACGAGATCAACGAGGGCTTCGGGGTGTATCAGATCACGAAGCACTTTGTGGTGGGGAATTTCAGCAAGAGGAGGCGGTAAGCGGTGGCACTGACGGATTACAAGATCACGGACGGAGATATCAGCGCCCACGGGGTGGTGAGCGCGCCGGACAAGCTGACGGGGACGGCGGCGGAGAACAAGGCGGTCTTCGACGCGCTGATCCGGGAGGCGGTGAAAGCCAAGCTCAACGATCTGATCGACGAGCTGGTGACGGAGCTGAGCGGGAAGATGCCGGCCCCGGGCGATTACGGCTCTGACGGACAGTATCTCATGACAGACGGAGCGGGCGGCGTATCCTGGGGCACCGCACCGGGCGGCGGCGACATGCTGAAGAGCGAATACGACGCGGACGGAGACGGTGTGGTGGACGCGGCGGCGAAGCTGGCGGTGGCCCACGCCATCGGCGGGGCGAGCTTCGACGGGTCCGAGGACGTGAGCGTGGCGGAGATCGGGGCGGCGGCGGCCGAGCACAGCCACGCCGCGGGAGATATCGACAGCGGGACGCTCTCCGCTGACCGGCTGCCCGCAGTGCCGGTGAATAAGGGCGGAACGGGGGCGACCACGGCGGCCAACGCCCGGACGAACCTGGGCGCGGCTGCGGCCAGCCATAAGCATGCCGCGGGAGATATCGACAGCGGGACGCTGGACGCCAACCGGCTGCCCACCGTGCCGGTGAATAAGGGCGGCACGGGAGCCACGACGGTGGCGGCGGCGCGGAACGCCCTGGGCCTGGGGAACACGAGCGGCGCGCTGCCCGCGGCCAACGGCGGAACGGGAGAGACGTCGCTGACCAACGCGTTCAACGCGTTGTGCAACGCCGCTACAACAGGGAGCTCCGACCCGCAGGACAATGACTACTTTATCAGCCAGTACGCCAGCGGCGCACAGGACACATACCACCGCCGCCCTGTGAAAACGCTGTACAACTACATCAAGGGGAAGCTGGACAGCGTTTACGCGGCGCTCAGCCACAGCCACGCCGCCAGCGCCATCAGCAGCGGGACGCTGGACGCGGCGCGGATCCCGAATCTGGACGCCTCGAAGATCACCGGGGCCAACACAACTCTGAACAGCTTTTCCGGACGACGGATCTACATCTCCACAGGCGATCCCTCCGGCGGCAGCAACGGCGACGTTTGGATCAAGTACACGGCGTGAGGTGAGGAGCTATGGCGAGCATCACCTTTGTCGATTGCCGGTACTCAAACACCTCGTATTCCGGTTTGAAAATCGTCGGTCTTGCGACCGGGTACAATCAGGGGCCCTTTGGGTGCATCTATTCCTTTACGCCGAGCGTGAATGCCAGGGCCGTGACGTTCGATCTCAGTTATACGGTGGTGAGCAACAGCCGCACCGTCTACTGCAAGACAGCGAGCTCCCCGGACGACTACGACTTTCAGTCGCTGGGAGGCGTGACGTTTACCACGGGGGCGGCGGGGAGCCGGACGGCCCGCATTACCATTACGGGCACCTTCAATGCAGGAACCACTTATTTCCTATTCTTGCAGTCGGACACCCATGGCGAACGCGGTTATATGGAGAGTATCAGCGGTACGGTGACATTCACCGCTGCCGCGCCCAGCGTTTACGTGAAAGTCGGCGGAAACTGGAAACAGTGCGACGCCGTATATGTCAAAGCCAACGGCAGCTGGAAAGAGGCCGCGGAAGTGGACGCCAGGGTCGGGGGCGTCTGGAAGAAAGCCGATCAGTAAGGAGGACGACATGACATTAGGCGACGGGAAGCGGAAGGTCTATGAGCTGCTGGACGAGTACGGCGTGAGCGGCGAGGGCGTGGACAGCGACATGGCCGCGAAGATGAACGACCTCTTTGATATCAGCCAGAAGGAGATCGCCAAGCGGCAGAAGATCCTTCGCTTTTACGAGATCGAGCGGCAGAGCGGGGTGACGGAGTACCCCATGCCGGCGGACTTCCTGAAGCTGCGGAGGCTGCGCCGGGACGGGCAGATCACCCGGCGGCGCTATGAGTGGCGGGGAAAGAGCATCGTGATTCCGGAGAGCGAGCCGGGAGAGTTCGAGGCGGAATACTTCTCCGCGCCGGAGACCATCGGACCGGATACGCCGGACACGCACGAGTTCGAGGTACGGGAGGATGCGTGCCAGGCCATGCCCTTCTTCGTGGCGGCCATGGTGCTCTCCTCCGATCTGGTGCAGGACGCGAACATCTACCTGAGCATGTATCAGATGGCGCTGCAGGAGCTGGACACCACGCTGCCGGGAGAGACCGGCGGTGCGGATCTGCGGCAGAGCTTCTATCGGTGCTGAGATGGAGAAGAAGCTACGCTACTACAAGCCCCGGACGGGAGAGAGCGGAGAACTGATCCTGATCGGGCTGCCGGAGGGCATAACGGCGGAGCAGCTGGCGGCGGCTGTCGGCGCGGTGGAGGGAGAGATCCCGGTGAATGTCAGCGAGCTCATAAACGACGCGGGGTATGTGGACGCAGCAGGGGCCGCCGCGGCCGCGCCGGTGCAGAGCGTGAACGGGCTGACAGGCGCGGTTAAAGTCATCAGTGACGCCGGCCCGAGTGCGACGGCTACGGCGGCGCAGTGCCTGGCATACGCGCAGGCGCACCCAAACGTCATGTTTACGTGGGCGCGGTGGGCTGCTGCGACCTATACGCCTGTACAAACAAGCGGCTCGTGGGTGTACACACTTTACACGACATATAGTGACAGCGGACAGTACGCGGTGTTCGAGGCGGCCAACAACACTACGGGCGACCTGTACCGCTGCAAGGCGGACGGGACATGGGTAAGACTGCTCGATAAAACGGCCATCGTACGAGAAACCTTCACAGTGAAAACGTCATTCGCTGCCGGGACTATCGGAACGAGAGGTGCTCAAGTCTCGATCAATGCCGCCAAATCTGGGTATACGCTGATCGGCGCGTGGATCGTCTACATCGAGGATTCAAGCAGTTATCACCCTCTTGTATTTCGTGCTGGAAGCCCGGCGACAACGGTATATGTGAACTTCTATCGCTGCGTCAGTACGGCGGTAAGCGATATCGATGTAACCGTGGAATGTCTGTATGAGAAAAACTAAATGGAGGAGTGAGAGATGGCGGATTCGATCATCGTGGCGGTGATCACGGCGGTGGTGACGCTGGCGGGGGTGCTGATCTCCAACGGGCGGGCCCAGGCCGTGACGGAGACAAAGATTGAGGAGCTGACACGGGAGGTCCGGGAGCACAACAACTTCGCCCGGCGGATGCCCGTGGTGGAGGAGCAGATCAAAGTAATCAACCACCGGATCGAAGATCTGGAGAGGAAAGGAGAACAACCATGATAGAGAGACCGTTGACAAGCATCAACCAGGAGGGCGAGGAGAGCGGGCCCATCTTTGAGGTGGAGGAGCCCACGGACGGCCAGGTGCTGGCCTACGACGGGGATTCCGGGAAGTGGAAGAACGCGGACGCCGGCGGCGGTGGCGGCGGCGCACTGGTGGTCACAGTAACCTATGATGAGGGAACTCAGACCTACACATGCGACAAGACCGCACAGGAGATTTATGACGCAAGCAAAGCCGGAGCCGTAGTTTTTGACATTGACTATTACACAGTCACCTTGCTGACCGCCTACTGCGAAGAGGATTACGGCGGCAAATTCTATCTGTATGACGGATATGAACTGGAGGGCTTTGTAACCTTTACGGCAGCTTCTGCAAGCGATTATCCGACATTCAGTGTTGGCAGCTAATCCGCACAAACTGAAGCGGCTCAGTAAAGAAAGGACAGGTGCAGCATGAAGAAGTTCTGGAGAGCGGCGCTGATCCGCGCCGCGCGGACGGTGTGCCAGACGGCCATCGCCACCATCGGCACCACGGCGGTGCTGGAGGAGGTCAACTGGCTGCTGGTGGGCAGCTCCGCGGTGCTGGCCGGGCTGCTGAGCATATTGAACAGCATCGCCACGGGCCTGCCCGAGGTGGACAATGACAATCCCTGAGAAGGCCGCCGCCTGGGCGGTGGAGGTGGCGAAGGACAACAGCCACGGCTACGACCAGGGGAACCGCTGGGGGCCGGACTATGACTGCAGCTCCCTGGTGATATCCGCGTATGAGGCGGCGGGGGTGCCGGTGAAAAAGGCCGGGGCCAGCTACACCGGGAACATGCGTCCGGCGTTCCGGAAGTGCGGCTTCCGGGAGGTGAGCGGGGCGCTGAAGGCCGGGGACGTGCTGCTGAACGAGGAGAACCACGCGGCGCTGTACATCGGCGGCGGGCAGATCGTGCAGGCCAGCCACAACGAGAAGGGCGCCGTGACAGGCGGACAGAGCGGCGACCAGACCGGCGGCGAGATCGCCGTGCGGGGATATTACAGCTATCCCTGGGACGTCGTTCTGCGCTACGAGGGCGGCGGGGAGCCGCTGGCGCAGAAGAAGCTGTACGACGTGAAGCTGCCCATGCTGCAGCGGGGCGACACGGGGAGCGCGGTGCTGAGCGTGCAGCTGCTGCTGATCCACAAGTGGGCCATCAGCTGCGGGATCGACGGCGCGGACGGAGAGTACGGGCCGGCCACGGAGAGCGCCGTGCGGGCGTTCCAGCGCCACAAGGGGCTGGAGGAGGACGGCGTGGCGGGACCGCTGACACTGGCGGCGCTGATAGGGCAATAAGG